ATAGTGTCCTTGATTATTAATAATAAATTGTTGTTGTGGCATACCTTGTTGTTGTGGCATACCTTGTTGTTGTGGCATACCTTGTTGTTGTGGCATACCTTGTTGTTGTGGCATACCTTGTTGTTGAAATATATTTTGTAAGTTATTATAATCAGGATTCATTTTATTAATTTAATGAATTAAGACAAACTTTATAGTTTAACTATACTATTAAATAATATAAATCAATTTTTTATTTATAAATAAATCAATTTTTAATAAATCATTTTTTTAAGTATAAAAATAAATTTTAAAAAATTAGTTAATTTAAATTAAACTATATTAAAATGAATGATATAATTGCGTCAGGAGCATTACAGGGACTAAAATCTTTATTTCAGAAAAAAACAGAGCATAATGTAATAATAGACCCATTTAGTTGTTTAATTAAGTTATCACTCTTACGTTTTCTTGATGCTGGAACAAAAATAAGTATTCATAATAATTGTCTTTATTTTAATTCACCAACGTATGTTCAAGGTATAATAAGATTTATGTATGGTGATAATAGAGAACATTTACATAATTTATATTTACCTATACAAAAAAGTGTTGAATGGTATTGGAATGATAAAAATAATGATATGACATATATTTTCAATAATGCCGTTGTTGGTTTAAAAATGCTTAAAAATGCTTATAGTGAATATGCTACAATTCAACATACTCTAGATTACTATATTATTATATTAATGCAAAAAAATGCAACATTAATAGCAAAAATGGGAATAAAATCATTAGATATTGATACATTAACAAATGAGTTATTAAATGATAATGAAGTGAATAATACTATAGCAACAAATGATACTAATATATCAAGTAATAATACAAATACTTCTAATAAAAATAAACATAAAAATAAACAAAGAAATGAAACTAATGATTATAATCGTTTAGATACTATTAATACTAATACAATAGAAACTAAAGAAGAAATAAAAAAAGAAAATTATCAAGAACCTACAAAAGAAACGATTAATATTAATAAATTAAAAGACATACATAAATTTTTATATGGATTATGGAATGAGCGTGAAATTAATATAGTAATCAATTTATATAAAGAATTAGAAAGTAAGCAACATACAGAAGAAAAAACAAATATCTATGATAACTTAATGAATTATTGCTCTATGAAAGAAACAAAATTAAATAAATATATAGAACAAATTAGTAGTGTTTTATAATCGGTTAATTTTATAAATTATTTTATGATTACATACTATATTTAAAGATATTTGTTATCTTTTTTCTAAAAAAAAATGGATACTCTAGCAACACTATTAAATAAATCTCTTGAAAATATAAATAAATTAAATGATGAAATGAATAAATTAAAAGCATCTCATATTGCTTTGATGAATAAATATAATACTTCTTGTCAAACAATTGCTACATTAGAAAAAAAAATAAATACGATTGAAACTAGAATTGACCCATCAATAGCAATAGATAAAGTAGAATTAGAAAATGTAATGATTAAATTATGTAGAGAAAATCCTAATAATCTTGGTCCCAAAGGTCCTATTGGAGATAAAGGTCCTATGGGTGATACAGGACATACTGGACCAACAGGTATAATAGGTAAAAATGGATTACAAGGAAATATTGGACTAACTGGAAATAAAGGTGAAAAAGGAGAAAAAGGGGATAAAGGACTTATTGGTATTCAAGGAATTATTGGAGAACAAGGACCTATTGGAGAACAAGGCTCCACTGGTCCAACCGGAAATAAAGGACGTAATGGTGAAATGGGATTAACTGGTGATGAAGGACCAATTGGTAAACAAGGACCAACTGGTGATAAAGGTGATAAAGGTGATAAAGGAGAAGAAGGTGATAAAGGTAAAACAGGTCCTGATGGAAAATCCGGAGGTCAAGGAGCACGTGGTATAGAAGGTGTAAGAGGTAAAACGGGCAAGACGGAATGTAATTGTAAGTGTAAGTAATAAAATTAAAAATAGAAAAAAAAAAGGAAAACTAATAAAAATTGTTTTTTTATTTATTATATTATATATATTATATTCTTCATTAAGTTTCGCTAATATGGAAGTCGAAGGCAAAGTCGAAGTCGAAGTCGAAGGCAAAGTCGAAGGCAAAGTCGAAGGCAAAGTCGAAGTCGAAGTCGAAGGCAAAGTCGAAGTCGAAGTCGAAGGCAAAGTCGAAGGCAAAGTCGAAGGCAAAGTCGAAGTCATTGTTAATGGAAAACTTAGCACTATTGAACAAATCATTGCGGAGTGTGATAAGAACTCGGCACGTTTGGATGCAGAAGAAAAAAAAAGATGTGAACAGCTCACACGCTCACTGAAAAACTGTCCTCCAACTCACCGACAGCCAACAGAAACTAATGATGAACGCTATGGGCGTGTTCCTTGGTGCCCATACTGTCGTTTGGTTGACGTCCGTATAGTAGCAGGCACCTACAACCCGTCACTTTTGGTCAAAGGTCAAACCTACGGTGCGGGAGGTTATGACGTTGTATGCGTACATTGTACGATTAAAAACGGGAAAACCACGAAGTTCCATTTCTATGACGGACGCTGTTGGATGAGTTCTGCTAAACCGGAAAACTATTTTCGGATTAGCGAAGAAGATTACACAGACATAATGAATAGTCTGAAGAGCATCTAATCTTATGATGTTTTGTATAAAATTTTTATTAGATTTTTTTTAGATTTATTATTTATGTTCTATTTATATTATTTATGTTCTATTTATATTATTTATGTTCTATTTATATTATTAATTTATGTTATTAATTTATCGCTCATTTCTAACATAAATTAAATTAAGAAATTAGTTCTAAATAGATGAACCATAACCAGGTGTAAGAAGACTTGAATTTAATGGTGTATAATAATTAGCAACACATTGAGCCCCATTACCTTCTTTACACGTAGGTGGTGTTTTATAAAGCCAGTTGGCTAATCCTTCTTGGTTATTAGGATAAGTAGTAGAAGGCATTGTATAAAATTGACGACGACCACTATTGTGATTGTATATATCACTTATATCTTTAATACAATATTTATTGTATTCATCTTCTATTTGTTCTTGATTTTTAGGGTTAATAGGATCACACGAATGGTCTTTTGTTCTACTATCATAAACTAAAGCATTCATAAATGGATTGTTGGTTGATGGTTTAGAACAAGTTTTAATATTTAATACATTTTGAAAATCTTCTCCTGACATAGTGTTTAAATCTAAACCTTCTTTACGTAAATCTTCATTACTTAAACCTAATGTTTTTTGTAATTTTTTTAATTCTTCTTTTGTAAAATTAGTATTTGAATTAGTATTTGAATTATTATTAACATTAACATTATTATTATTATTATTTTTTAAATGACTTAATCCAGAATGAGGACCTTTTTGTGCTAATGTATTTTCAACGTGTTCTAAACGGAAAATATATAATAAATAAGTCATTAACATTGTAATTATAGGTATATATAAATACAAATAATTAGAATAAAAAAGACCTAATATAAGACCTAAATAGATACTTAAACGAACAAGGGAATTGATTTTTTCAGGATAAGTCATAGATTGTTCTGGGAATATCTTTAAGGCATAATCTAAATTAAAAATTGTATTTGGTAAATCTTGGAACCAATAATTTTCGTGTATAACACTAGTATGTTTATAATTTACATTTTTATTACTCATTTTTGTTAATTATTAATATAAAATTATACAGTTATAAAGTTATAAAGTTATAAAATTATTAATTTATTATATAAATTTAAATCACTATTAATAAGTATTTAGATTTTTTATTATTTATTAATTCTATATTAAATATATATTTATTTTCATAATATAATTAGTTTTATACTATATTTAGTTTATAATAATATTTAGTTTATAATAATATTTAGTTTATAATAATATTTAGTTTATAATAATATTTAGTTTTATAAATAAAAATCTATTTACTATGGATTTAATAACTTTAACATTAAATAAAAATCATTTATGGACTGGATTATCATTTGTAGGCTTAGGAACATTTACATATTTAACAAATCGTTATTTAACCAATACTAAAGAAACATCAAACCAAACTTATTATAAACCTTGTGAATTAATTAAAGGAACACCAAATTTAACTATTTTAAATAATACAAATACTCACACTCACAATACTAATACTACTAATACTACTAATAATATTACTTACATATTTTGGAATGGTGATATGAATTCAACTTATATTTTATTAGATTTATTATTACAAGATACTATTATACAACCTTTATATATAGAAAGATATACAATTATTAAAGCATTAGAAAAAGATACTCTAGAGACTATTTTAAAAAATGAAAATAAAAATAATACTAATACTAATAATAATACTAATAAAAACAATAATGGTATTCAAAGTAATAGTAATAAAAAATATGAATCTTATTTGAAAAATATAGTATTATTAAAAAAAAAACAAGATTATGAATTAAAACAACTTGAGGTTTTAAGATTAATGATAGTAAGTAAATATCCCGAATTTAAAAATAATTTTTTACCAACAACTTATATTACATCTATTGCTAAAGATTTGGAAATGACATCACATTTTTTTAATATAATAAAAGAAATTAAACCATTGTATTGTGATGGTATTGATTTTATAGAACAGGTATTGAGATATATAAAGTATTCTGGATACATTAAAAATAGAAATGAAAATAATAAAAATGAAAATAATGAAAATAATAATGTAAATAATAATGTTTCTAGAATAATATTAGGTTGTAATAAAGATTATAAAAATTATGATTTAGTATTAAAATTAAATAATAAAAATACCAATAATATAGTATTCATTGATATGCCATTAAAAGAAATTGATAACATTATATTAAAACAAAGATGTAATAGTTTTTTTTCTAATGATATTATGATGTATTTTGTAAGTAATTAAATAAATAATTTTAATTTTTAATAAATGTTAATTTTGAATAAAATGAACCACCATCCATTATAGATAAAGGTAAACTAGGACTAATATTAACAAATAATCTAGTAGATGTATTAGAATACTCAGTATTATTAGTCATAGAATAAGGAATACTTGGATCAATACCAGAAGGTGGGTTATTAATTTTAAATTTCCAATTATTAATTAAATTATTAGAATTACCGTATATTTGTATATAAGGCTTTATTCTTAATAAGTATACAATGTCTGCTCTTATTTGTTGTCCATTCTTAACAAGTTGTACTGAATTATCTGTTGTAAATGTATTATTTGAAATTGTAGTAGTTGGTGCTTTGGTGGTAGTAGTAGCCATAGTAGTAGTTGGTGCTTTGGTGGTAGTAGTATTACCCATAGTTGTAGTAGTATTACCCATAGTAGTCATTTGTCTAGTTGTAGTAGTATTACCCATAGTAGTCATTGGTCTAGTTGTAGTAGTAGCCATAGTAGTAGTTGGTGCTTTGGTGGTAGTAGTAGCCATAGTAGTAGTTGGTGCTTTGGTGGTAGTAGTAGCCATAGTAGTAGTTGGTGCTTTGGTGGTAGTAGTAGCCATAGTAGTAGTAGTATTACCCATAGTTGTAGTAGTATTACCCATAGTAGTAGTAGTATTACCCATAGTAGTAGTAGTATTACCCATAGTAGTCATTGGTCTAGTTGTAGTAGTATTACCCATAGTAGTCATTGGTCTAGTTGTAGTTGTTGCTCCTAAACCATAATTCATGTCTTCAGGTAATTCATTATCATTACCATTTTTATTATAATATAAATAAGGTGAATACACATTAGAAGTTCCTGAAAAATTTTTTTGATATATATTAGTTGAAGGACTTTTCATTTCTGAATCAAAGTTCATTCCTTTTTCTGACATATAATTTTTATCAGAATAAAGTTTCATTAAATCAACACCACTATTTAAAAGAGAAACAATAGTTTCAGATGATAAATTAGGTAATAATTGTGTAATATCATTTATAACAGGTTGAGTAGTATAAGGTATTGAACCTGTGGTAGTAGGATTTGAATATCCAGAGGGGGTAGGATTTGAATATCCAGAGGGGGTAGGATTTGAATATCCAGAGGGGGTAGGATTTGAATATGGGGGGGGGGTAGGATTTGAATATCCAGTGGATGTAGGATTTGAATATCCAGAGGGAGTAGGATTTGAATATCCAGAGGGAGTAGGATTTGAATATCCAGAGGGAGTAGGATTTGAATATCCAGAGGGAGTAGGATTTGAATATCCAGCAGTAGGAGGATTGTATTCAGAATTATTCATATTCATATAATTGGTATCGTAATTACTCATATTAATATAAAAATATATAACTATATAACTATATTATAATAATATAATATATAAATAATTAAATAAAATATAAATAAAAATTATTAAATAAAAATATAAATAAAAATTATTAAATAAAAATTAGTATTAAACATAATAAAAAATATAATAATATAATATAATATAATAATAATATAATAAAAATGTCTAATTCTAATGTATCTCAAAAAAATACACTAACAAATAATTTAAATACTAAAAAAAATAATGTATCATTAATAAATTCACCATCAATAGCAAAAAATACATCTATGATAAATACATCTATAAAAAATAATAAAGCATCTAATTCACAATCCAATACACAATCAAACACAGCACTAAATACAAAAACAAATGTAAATACAACAAGCAAAGAATTATCTATTAATAATGCGATAGATAAATATCAAAGTAATAATAATTCTAATGAAACAATTAAAACAACGCAAGAAGAAATGGTTGAATATGGAAATATTATTACAGATAATTATTTATTATTGCTTGGGGTTTCAGCAGCATTAATTATATGTTTAATTGTTTATTTTTTTTCAGAATCCTTTCGTGTCAGTAGAACAATAGATAAAATGTTATCGTATCAAGGTTTCCAACGTATTACATCAATTGATTATATTAAACTAGGTGAATTAAGATTAGGTGATATGTATGTAGCAAGTGCTTATAATGCGGCACATTCTGGATATCAAATGTATGATTATACAAGTAAAAAAATAGTTTTATCACTTTTACAAAGTGGGGCACGTTATTTAGAATTTAATGTATTTAATAGTGTTTTTGGTGAAAAAGCCATACCTGTTGTTAGTATGGGATATAAAGAAGGTGAATGGAAAATGATGGTTACAGATACACCATTAGAATATATATTTCAAATTATTGCTGAAAATGCTTTTAAAGTTCATGATGGTAAAGAAGGTGTATTTAATCCATATGACCCTATTTTTATAGGATTAAATTTAAATACAAATAGTAATTTAAGTTGTTTAAATTTAATTGGATTTTTAATAACTAAATATTTTAGAGACCGTCTGTTGCCTAATGATTACGGTTATCAAAATAGTGATGATATGGCAGATATAAAAATAAGTGAATTGATGGGTAAAGTAGTTTTCTTTTCTAGTGATGGCTTTCAAGGTAGTGGATTGGAAGAAATTATAAATTATTCTTGGGATAATATTGATAATAATCCAAATCATAATCTACAACGTATACACTATTGTAAAATAAAAGAGCCAGGATTTAATGAACAAACATTAATAGATTTTAATAAAAAAGGTTTAACAATAGTTGTTCCACATATAGAAGGTGATTTTTTTAATACAAATTATAATCCTAATAAAGCATTTGAATGTGGATGTCAATTTGTAGCAATGGAATATCAATATATTGATAGTAATATGGATATGTATATTACAAAATTTAAAAATAAGTCTCTTTTATTAAAAGATAATAAATTAAGAAAAGGTAATGATGATGAAGATAATTAATTATTATATCTTAAAAATGCTATTAATAAACCTACTATAAATAAAAAATTATTTAATCTATCTGCTTTTTGTGTTGATATATTCTGTCCAAATACTTGTATATAAAGATGTCTAAAAAATTCAGGTCCGCCTTCACTAGGAGAGCCTTGATTATACCATTGATTATATCTTAACCAATGTTCTATTCTAGTTAATATACATTGCCCGTCTAAATCATTCCAATCTAAAAATATTAAGATAACTAATATAATATAATAATATAAGTGTTTTTTAGGTAGAATAAATGGTCCAATTAATATAAATAATATTAGTAATATATGTATAAATTTAACTATATCTGCTAGAATTAGTCTCATATTCATTCTAGTATTTATTTTATTATTTTATTTCTCTATAAATTAAATTTTATTTTATATTTTTTAAATAATTTTTATTTTTTATAATATATAAATATTATTATTTATAAGTATAATTATAAATAATTATATCTTCATACACTGTATCATTTTCTTTCTTAAATAGCAAACTACACTTAAGCGTCCATCACCATCAATAGGTGTATTAGAATGATATTCATGAACGTCCATTGCTAAAAAATCTCCCTGACGACAATCAACACAAACACCCCAACGTGGGAAACCTAAAAATCCACCTTTAAAACTACTACCACTATCACTACCACTACCACTACCACTACCACTACCACTATCAGTATTAATTTTTGATTTTGCCTTTTCTAAAATAATTAAATTACCGAACCCTTCATCTAAATCTCCACTATCACAATGAGCGGCAGTTCTCCAATTATAATTTATTGTAATGGTGCTATATGCAGTATTATTAATTTGAAACTCAGGAGTTTTAGTTGCTCTTTCAAATTGTATTTTATGTCTATCAGGGATTAAATGTTTAAATAATCTATCAGCATGTTCTATTAAAGGAATTGATTTTTTCCATTTTTCAACATTTTTTTTAGTAAATTGAGTAGTTCTACACATTGGTATTTCTTTTTTTTGTGTTTTATTTTTCTCATTTACTTTATTATAATTATTCCTATCAGGTCTATCATAATATCCTGCTATATTACTTTGAGCAATATTACTAACATTATCTCTAGAGACAGTGCCATTTTTAGTTTTGTAAAAAACTCTGTATTTATCTTGTTTAATAATTTCACCAACGTGATTAGGTAATTTACTTAATGATAATTTACCTGCTGCGGCACCTCTATTAGAATTTTTATGTCGGGCGTGTTTTTCTAAAGCAGTATAAGCATCACTACATACAGATTGTGGGATTACATTTTTTCTAAATTTTAATAATAGTTTTTTAGTTCCATCTTCTTCTAAACCATAAACATCAGTATCATTAGTTATTACTTTATTATGTTTAGTATAATGATGTTCATCAAAATAATCACCTTCTTTTTCTTTTATTTCTTCTTTTGTTAAAATAGGTTTAACTAGTAAAAGTTTAACTTTATTTTTATTACTCATAATAAATTATTATATTTTATTAAAACTATAATTATACTATATAAAAATATTTTTATCTAGATAAAAATAAATAGTTTCCAGAACAAATTAAAATATAAACATAATAATATAAACATATAATAATAAATAACAATAAACATATAATAATAAATAATATATATAATGAAAAAATGAATACTAATTTATCAACAATTTCACTTAAAAATTACATAAATCAACATATTTATACTATTGTAAGTGTTCTTAATCCTGATATAACACCAGAAGAAAAACGATTAAAATTACAATCTATTTTTAAAGAATTAATAAATAATATTAGAGTATTAACAACAACAAATGAACTTGATGTATATAATACCCCTATGGGAATATTATTTCAACATTTGAAAAATGATATTATAAAAATAGTAGCAAATTGCTTACCAAAAGTAGATAAATTATTTATAGAAAAAGGTTTAATTTATAATTTAGAATGGAATATAAGATTATTTAAAGCCTTACATTATTTAAAAGCCAAAGATATTATAGTATGGTTTTTTTTACAAATACCTTATTATACTAGTGTAAATAATAATTTAACATTTAGTAATACAACATTATACTCGCAACAAATAATTAAATTAAGAGAGTATTATAAATCTATGCTAGAATGGTTATATACCAATTATCCAAAAGAATTATATTTAACTGAAGTTGAATTTGTATATTTAAGTAATCAAACGTGTATGCCTTATGCTCTTTCTTATCACGATAAAAATAATGTTGAATTACTTACTTTGTATTCTAAATTAATAAGAAAAATATGCCCGTGGGTAAATTATTTTAGTCCTCGTATTGCTGAAATCATACTTAAACAAAATAATAATAATAATCAATACACACCAACCACTCCAATCACTCAACACACACTAACCACTCCAACCACTCCACCCATACCACCCATCTTACAAAAAAAACTAAAAATTTGTTTTGTAAGTGATAGTTTTACAACAGATACGAGTGTATTACGAGATAGGATTAGTGTTATAGGTAAATTAGATAGAACTAAATATGAAGTTTATTTTGCTTCTTTTTATAAATTTGAAGTGATTAAAGGTATTATTGCTAAACTATTTATGACTAAAATTAAAGAAAATTATATTTATTTAGGAAACAGTTTAGCATCTGCTAGAGAAAAATTAGAAAAATATGAATTAGATTTTATAGTGTATCCAGAGATAGGTATGAAATTACTACCAACTTTATTAGCATATTCGCGTATTGCTCCTATACAATTAACAACTTGGGGACATAGTGAAACAAGTGGGATTGATACAATAGATTATTTTATTTCTAGCGAGTATTTTTGTGGTTCATTACCTTACGAAGAAGTCCAAAAGCAGTATAGTGAAAAACTTATACTTTTAAAAAGTTTAGGAACATTTTATATTAGTCCTCATAAATTGTTTATAGGCTATAATGATGATTATAAAGAAGAAAACCAAACACAAAACCAAACACAAAACCAAACACAAAACCAAACACAAAACCAAACTAAAAAAGTAAAAAAATTTAAAACACGAGAAGAATTAGGTTTTAAGACTAAAGATAGATTATATGTATGCCTTCAAACATTTTATAAATTAAATCCTGAATTTGAAAAATGTTTGGCACGTATTTTAGAACTTGACCCAAATGGTATTGTATTATTATCAAATACATTTCCATATTGTAAAAATCATTTAGAAAGAATTAGAAATACGATTGGTCTTGAAAAAATTAAAAGAATAAAATGGTATGGTTCTCTTGAAAAAGATGAGTTTCTTAATGTGGTTAGTGTTAGTGATGTATGTTTAGACCCTTTCCCATTTGGAGGGTGTAATACCTCATTTGATGCGTTTGATTATAATATACCAGTAATTACATTACCAAGTGAATTTTTACACGGACAATTTACAAATGGATTATATAAAAAAATGTCAAAAGTAGAAGATGATAAACACACTAATTACACTAATATGTTTGAAGAATGTTGTGCTGTATCACCAGAAGACTATGCTCAAAAGGCATCTAGTATTGGTATTAATGAAAAATTAAGGCATAAAATTAATAGAAATATTGAAATGAGAAAACATTTGATATTTCAGGAACAAGAAAGTATTGAGGATTGGAATTCTCTTTTTGATAAAAAAATAAAAAAAAATAATATTAATATTAATATGTAATATGTAATATGTAAGTGTCTACTATATCACTATCTAATACAATGGTTCATCATTAGATGCGGTAAATTTACCGTCTTCATCAAAATTAAGTTTTAGTAATGAATAGTTTTTAATACCCATATTATTTTTTTCAATTATATTTTTAAAACGTTGTTTTGTCTCTTCAATAGTATCTATAGCACATACATAATGATAACTATAGACATCATTCATAAAGATGATTAAACAACATAAATTACTTTTGTCTTTTCCCGGAAATTGTGTTTTATCAAAAATAGTAAACATAAATAAATTAAAATAAGGTTTAGTTTTATAATGTTTCATTAATATTTCATATTCTTGATTTGTAGTAATTGCAGTTTTTTCTTTCTCAAAATTATCTTTCTCAAATTTGTGTGAATTAATAACACCTTCACCAGAGGCATCTGTAGCACCTATAGTTCCTGTAGCACCTATAGTTCCTGTTTTATTACAAACTGGTTTTCCTGTTGGTTTTCCTGTTGGTATTTTAGTTACACAAACAATACATAATCCAGAACTCATTTTATACACTTGAAAATTAATACCAAAAACTATTGATAATTATCAGTAAGGTGTAAATGTTTATAATAATAAAAAATTAAAACTATAAAAATCAATTTTATAAAAAATAGTGTAAAAATGGTTCGTTCATTCTAAAGATTAGAAAAATAAGTTTTACTATCATCATTCCCACCAACGAATTTACCTTTATAAAATACCATAGGAACAGTTGAATGGGATTTTAATTCTTTTTTTAAATTTTTTAAAAGATTTGATTTAGAGAATAAATCTTTTGGGCTATGACTATCTACTTCAATATAAATTAAATTGTCATAATGATGTGTTTTTTTATTATTTTTTTTTAAGAAATCTAAAAAATCAATACAAAAAGGACACGAGGGTCTCGCATAAACAATAATGTTTTCTTTAAAATCTTTATGTTTATGAGGCATATTTTTTGCTGTGGGAGTATAGTTTGAAACTACACAGGTTTGCCCGCCTTTAGTTCCTTCTTCATCACATAAATAAAATGTTTCATTTTTATAAAGTAAATTTTTCATTTTATATAGATTATTTTGTTTTTATTATTTAATTAGATTATTAATTTGTATTATTTATTTGTATTATTAATTTGTATTATTAATTAATTTATTACATACTTTCAAATTATGTTTATGAAAAAATAGATAAACTTTAACTATTAAACATATGGATTTGGAACAGTATGTTGTGTATTTATTGGTAAATCTAAATATAGTCCTTCTTCGTTTTTTCCCCCTAGATTTTGTTGTTGTTGTCTTAATTTTTTTTCTAAATTATTAAAATTAAAAGCATTATTATTAATATTAATATTATTAAATTGTAATAAATTAGAATTTTTTATATAACCTGTATTACCAGTATTTAAATTTTTTAATATTTTTAATAATAAATTTAATATTGGAGTAAATTGTATATTTTGTCCAGTAGTATTATTTTTTATTTGTGTCTGTAAATTACTAATATTATGTACTAAAAAATTTGTAAAACTAGTTCTTATTTCTTCTAATATGTCTAATACTTTATCAATTTTTAAAATAAATTCATTAGAATTTTTAAAATTTATATTACTTGTTATTTTTATATTTTTAGTTTTATTATTTTCTTTATTTTTAAAACTATTAAATATTCCTATTGACTGATTCAAAAGTTCTTGTAAATTTATTAAATTCTTTTCTATATCATTATAATCTGAATTTATATTTATTAATTTATTATTATTAAGTGAATCTATAAAAATATTGATTTCTGTTTCTAAATTATTTATTTCATTATCTAATGTTGATAAAAAAAATTTTTTTTTATTAGACTTTAATTGATTTTTTTTATATTGGTTATTTATATTTATATTTATATTTGTATTTGTACTTGTATTTTTTTTATTATTATTATATTCCAGTATCATAGTTTGTATTGAACCAATAATATTTGAAATTAATTCTTCAATTTTGTTTGTATTTATAAATATTGTTGTTGTTGTTGTTGTAACATAATTATATAGGTCACGCACAGGTGTTTGTGCATTTAAAGGTACGTAATTAGTAATTTTTTGTCTTAATCCACTTCTAGGATATAAAAAATATCTATAACCATTACCAGGATATAACACAAATTTTTTTTTACCATTAACTTCTTCAAATTTAACTTCTATATTTTTAAATAGTTTTAAACCACCCATCATATTATATTTTCTTTTACTTTTAATATTAAAACTAATTTTTTTACTTTTTTTTCTAAACATTTGTTTAGTTTTAGTATATTTTTTAGTATTCTTTTTAGTTTTTTTAACAACCATAATTAATTTAATTTAAATAACCTTTGAATAATTATAAAAAAGAATTATTACTTATTAATATAATTAGAAAAAAAATAAAAAAGAATTAAAATAGAATTAATTATAACTAAATAATAATATAACTAAATAATAAAAAATCTAACTAAATAATAAAATAATAAATAATCTAATTAAATAATAAACACAAATAAAACAAACAAATACTAATCATAATGGACACCACATTTATAAGTTATCTTTTAACATTTTGTTTAGCAGTCATTTTAGTATCTTATTTATATCAAATAACAGATGGTGCGAAATCAAACAAAAATTCAAATAATAAACTAAATAGTAATAGTTTTGTAGCAATGATTAATCATTTAAATAATACTATAAATAATAATGAAATTAATGAAAATAATAAACAAACTAAAGATTGTATGCCTATTCATCACGTTGGACCAATTCGCAATTTTCATCAATCTTTTGGTAAATATAAAACTATGCCATTTGCTGGATTACCAACAGGTATTCCCGAGATGGGCTGGCGTAATTATTTTTTAGCAAACTATTCAACTCCTCATACAAAACCAGAAGACCCTTTTTCAGGAATACCCACACGCAATTTTCTCAATAATATGAAAAGTGTTGATAATTTATATAGAAAGTGTTAATTTACTTCTATAATTTATTATGTTATTGTTATGTTATTTTTTAATGATTTCTATAGAATTCTTAATCATTTCTATATAAAATAATTATATAATTATAAGTTTATTCTGGATACTATTATTTTTTTACTTTTAATTATTTTATTTTATTTTATAAAATATAAATAACAAAAAATAAATAACAAAAATAAATAATAAAAAAAAATAACAAAAAATAAATTAAATAATAATATTACTATAATATAAATTAAATAATAAATATAAATAAAAATAAAAAATAAATATGACTAGCACATCAACCCAGATAGTTTTGTATATAAGTTTTATTAGTTGTATAATCTTAATAAGTTATTATTATAAAAACAATAACCACAATGAACCTTTTAATACTGAAACAAAATTATCTCAAGAACAAAAATTAGATAATGAATTAGAAACAAATGATATTAATGATATAGAAACAAAAAAAAAAATAATAAATAATTTTATTAAATTTAAAATATTGTAAAAAAAGGCTGATGATATGGACGCACCAATATCAATTAATAATAATGGAAATGATTGTGATAATTGGAATGAATATGATAATGGTAAATATAATGATAAAAAAAATAATTGTATTAAACCTGAAGGTTCAACAATACGACAATGTTTAATTAATAATAGATTAACATCTTGTTCTAGATATTATAAAGATGGTAGAGTAGAAGGATTAAGTAAAATCAATACAAATGATATAATGGATAATATGATAAATAATACTATTGTAGATTTAAAAGAAAAACAAATAGAATTAACTAACAAAACTAATGATATAGACTCTATATTAAATGAATTAATATCACAGCGCAATCTAGAAAATCAACAATTGTTTTTTGTTGACTATAATACTAATAATTTAGAAGATAAAAAAACATTATATGAAAAAACTAATAAAGAATTTGAACGTACTGAAAATGATGTTAATATTAATAAAATTCAATTTCAAGATTTTTTAGTTAAAAAAGAAATTATAGGAAAACAATTGGATAATTATTATACTTATACTAAATGGTTAATCATATTTCTTATTATAGTAGGACTATTCAATTTTATGTTCTCTAATATACTTGAATAAATAGTATAAAATTACATATCTACCTCAGTAGCAGGTTGTGCTTCTATAGGGTCGCCACTCGTCCCGTGTAATTTAAATCCATTAAATTCTTTATTCCGTCCTTTTGGTTTACCAATATAGCGTTCCATTTGTTTTATAAATATACTTTTTTGTGTTTTGAAATCTCTTCCAACAAATAGTTGAAATTCATTATATAATGTAGTAGCATCCACTTTACATCCTGGTGCTTCTTCAATTTTATCATTAAAGAATTGAGTATAAGTGCTTGCTTCTTCTTGATATTCTTTAACTGCAGCATTAACTTCATCAGGAATATTAAATTTAAAGTTGTTGTCTTTTAATACTTTATATCTTTCAAAAAGCATATATAGAAAATAGGGAGCCCACTCAGGATATAAATGTTCTTGATTTTCAGCCTTAAAATGATAAGGGAATTTTTCAGGGTCATCTAATTTATACATATCATCTTCTTTAATAACGAATTTCGCAAGACATTTTACAACGCAAATTTTACGCCAAAAACCATCATCAGTTGATTCATTACGAGGAATATCATTACATTGCATTGTCATTAAATATTGAGGAATAAATCGTATTAAATCTTTATTAAGATGTCTACCAACTAACTCATCACCACTAATAAGTTCTTTTACTTTATCAGATTCAAAAGGTTGTCCGCCTTTTGGTTCCGTAGTCATAGCCACACGGGCACCTTTTAAAGAAGCAGTGGCAGGAGAAGCAGATTGAGCATCTCGTTTAGGTGTATTTAATAATGTATTATCAAAAGATTTAAAGAATTCACCAAAAATTTTTGCTATCATTTTAAATAATTGCGATTTACCATTCGCACCAGACCCAGTAAATATAATAAAATATTCACCAAATAAGACACCAGATAATTTTAGCGAGAATATATTTAAAACATAATCTTGAACTGCGTCGACAGGTAAAATACGATCTAGCCAATCCTGAATAGAATGTAAATATTCTTGTGACTCTAATGAATCAACATTCGTAGGAAAATCTATTTTAGAACTCATTGTCATCATATCAGAAGGCTCGCCATTGCGAAAAATACATTGGTCTAAATCTAATACACCATTATTACATACAAATACATTACGATTTTCATCAAGATTGGTATGAAATTCAGCATCATAACATTTTTGACTTAAATCTTCAATAATTTTTTTCTTATTTTGAGGAGTGCTTAAAAATCCTAAAATTTGACCGCATTTATCAAGACAGACTTTCGCATGTTGATTTTCAAAATATTGTTGTTTTTGTTCTTCTAAATTGGCTTTTGCTTCTCTATCATCGTATAAATGTTTATTGTAAATTAAAATTTCTTCATCATCATCAGAATTAGAATGACTATTACGAGAATTGGTTGTGGATGCGTTGCGATTACTACCATTAGTATTATTATTATTTCTATTAAAAATATTATCGCCTGAACGAGAACCATTATCATTATTAGCACCATTAGCACCATTACCATTAGCACCATTAGCACCATTAGCACCATTAGCACCATTAGCACCATTAGCACCATTATTGCCTCCTTGTGCTGAAATGGCTTGATTTGCTCTTTCAACTTGTGCGGTGGTTTGATTACTAAATACTTTAATTTTCCAATCTTCGTGAATAATTGATAATTCGCGGTTTAATTCTTCGGTCATTAACATATAAATTTTATTAGCGGCTTTATCTTCCGTCCATTTATGATTATCAAATTTATACCACATAGGATTTGTTCCAGGACAAGCACACGCGACATTAAAATTAGCATAATCTTTAATATATGTTTTAATATAATCTGATAATGTACAAACACTTAATGCTTTAATATGAGTTTGACTAGCGTGTTCATAAATCCATTTATCAAAGAAATGTTTTTTATTAATATTAATAATTTTTTCATATTCTTCAATATTATCTTTTTTTGCCATTTCTTTTAATTTATTTAAGTCTAAATTATACTTACCACATTTTTGAAATTCACTAAACCATAATTTAGCACAATAATTAGAGTCATATTTAGAGGATTGAGAACTCCACATACGCCAGGTATCGTAATTACGGTCATCCATATTATATAAACAAATACCAATTTTGCGCCAGTCTTCATAATCATCAGCACGTTCTTTGCTTAAGCAGTTTAATAATGCTTTAATTTCCGAAGCGGTTAGTGATGAAATACGTCGAAAATTAGTTTGATTTTGTGTAAAATTATGTATTAAAGACAATTGATGTTGTTTATTAAAGTGTTTTTCTTTACTATATTTATCATTGACTTCTTCGCATTCGTCAAAATCAATTAAGTATTCAACGTTTTCTTGCTTACCAAAATTAGAAAATAATGTAATATATTCAGTTACAGTTTTACTTGATTGAATAGTTTTTAAAGATACTGTATCATTTTTATTTGATACTTTAAATATTTTGCTTACTTTATAATAATTACCGTGGTCTTCTGGTTTACCACAACCATAAATATACCAGGCATTAGGATAAATAATACGTTTATCAATAACATCTTCAATTTTAGTAATATTTTCAATAGATTTTGTAATTTCCTTAATTTCTTCATTTTCAACTAATTTATCACGTAAATGATATAAAGCAGAATTAGATAATACCAATTTAGGAATAATAATATGAATACCATCTTTAATAGTATTTGTATTATCATTTGTTAAACGCGGTTGTTTTTTTTCGTGAATAAATATATTATAATTTTCTTTAATATCTACAATATCTTTAATTGCTTCGGCAATACCAGTAGCAAATAATTCAATATATTCATCATTATAACGTCTATTTAAATTGGAGCGATTTTTTAATTCTTCATCTGTTGCTTTAAAACGTAAATCTAAATCTATTTTTATCATATTACATTTATCACTTGGTTTTTCTAAAAAATGCATTTGTTTACTAGGATTTTTTACTAATTCTTCATTAATATTTTTAAGAAACGCATCATATTTATCAGTAGGTATATTCCATTTTCCTGATTTACAATGAACACTACCTTGAGATAGGACATTTGATGGGGCATCTTTATCTAACACTTTAAATTTAGCAAAATTTGTATGAACTGATGTATTTTGCATTTTATATAAAATTGCTTTTTACTTTATATTTTATATTTTTATAATTATTCTATTAATTAGTTTTTAATTTTCAATTTTATAATTTCAATTTTTAATTATTAAAAATATCTAATTTCAATTATTAATACTATTTATTGTATTATAAATAATTATAAAATTATAAATAATATTAATATCGATTATTTTAAATTATAAAATTTAATAAAAAAATTATTAAAAAAATAAAAAAAATTAATAAAAATTTAATAAAAATAAAAAAAAATTACTAGATTATATGTGAAAACCTTGTAACTCTTCCACGAGATCGCAAATAGAGGAAGCATCTGTAAACAGAATACCATCAACTTGTAAATGTCCTTGCCCATGATGTTTAGGTACGTAGTAATAGCCAAAACGTTTAATCATAAGCGTGTAGCCAAGCCCATTATCGGTCAATGTTCCAATAACATTGAAAATACCACACGATATGTTGAATGTAGTACTATCACTAGAAACTTCAAACTTAGTCAATAAAACAACCCGTAAGTAGTATTGTAAAGAGTCTGAGAATTTAGAATGGGAAATCATTTTCGAACTACAATTTAATTAAATAACTATAATTATATTTTTCAATTTTTTGTCAATTTTTCAATTTTTGCTGTTTGTTTTTAAATTATTAAAAAAAATAATTTAACAAAGTCTATCAATATTTCCCCAAGAAACATTACAATATTTAGCCCATTTACATTTGGCATAATCACCAGTATTTTTATTTGTAAAAACCTCGCCTCCAAAATCCATAACATTAGCCCCTTCCGTTTTACTACAACTTCCTAAAGCATTTACATTTTTACATTGTCCATTACCAATAGATTCCCAATAATCGGGACATGTTGAACTTATCATTTGACCTGTAGGTTTAGGTAATATTTTTTTATAATTCTGATAGATATAGATAATTATAAAAATGAGTGATAAAACACCTACAATTATAATAACTGTATCACTTGTATATGTAGATTTTCTAATAGTTTGATTATTATTCATTTTAATTACTATATAAACTAGTTTATTATATAATTAGATAATTAATAAAAAATAATTAGAATTATAAATAAAAAATAATTAGAATTATAAATAAAAATAATTAGAATTATAAATAAAAATAATTAGATAATTAATAAAAAATTAGAAAAATAAAAAATAGAGTAAATAAAATTGAAAAAAATATTCATAAATTATAAATTATATATACGTTCTCTAGTGATTATTTCGTTTTTGAAGTATTTTTAAAGTATTAAGTAAGAATGTGCGACGACGAAGAAGAAACAAACATACAAGATGTGAATACACAAATAATTATAGCTAATATTTTTGAGCACTTTCAACATCCGGAACGTCCAGACGAATTTCTTATTGAATATCCTCCAAAACAGATTATAATAATCTTTCAAATTTTAAAAGAGTATAGAGGAGGTTTTACTTCATTACAGTTTAAATTGTATTGTAATACGATACAAACTATTACTTGTGTTGGATATAGTTTAAAACCTGAAGAACATGAAGACTTATTAGAAGTCTTGAGTTATTTTACAAACGTGAAGACAGTAGAATTTTCTGAAAATAACGCAGTTTTAAGTAATATGTTGCCATTTTTAAGAAGTTTATTTGAGAAACATTCTACTATAAAGAAGTTTATATTTTGTAGGAATATTGTGTTGCCCGCAAATCCTCAAGATTCTGATATTGAAAACTTAAAAGAATGTTTTAAATTAATGAGAAATTTAAAATGTTTAGATTTATCAGCAATTGTATATGGATTGTTTGAAGAAAGCATAGATATTGTTCAATTGTTAATAGATATTTTTGGAGGTTCTGAATTGGAAAGTTTAATTTTAGATTCTAATGATATAGAAGAAGAAGATTTTTGGAAATTGTATAAAGGATTTACTGAAGCAAAAATTAATTTTAGTTTATCTATTAAAGATAGTATTTTAATAGAAAATCCTAATGATTTTTATGAAGAGATATTTTTAAAAATAAACGAAACCAATATGTATTCTTTAGAAATTATAAATGGTGATGTTGAAAGCGATGCTGATGAACCTAGTGATGAAGTTGTAAAACAAATAGAACAATTATCAAGATATAATTTTTCATTAATAAACTGTTCAACATCTTCTCTTCGTGTAAATAAGGCTGTTGAACCTTATTTAGAAAGGAATTTAACAATGTTTTGGGAACCATGGAATACATATGTTTTTCATAATGACTTTTTTAAAATGTTGAAGACATTTCTACTTATGAATGAAAATTCATCTCCAAAACTTCCAATAATTATTTTTAATAAAATTTTTGGCTTTTTTAATATTAGAAAGTTCCTTGACGAATACGATTAGAAAAAAATTAAAATAATAATATAAAAAATTGATTTTTTTATAATAATATATAATTAATATTATACTATATTATAATAAAGTATAATTAATATTATACTATACTATAAAAAATTATCTAAATCAGTAACATTATAAAAAAAATAGAAAAAGTCTAAAATAAAGTTATTTTTAAAATGAATAACAATGATAATATGAGCAATCCTTTTTCTGATGGATATGAAAAATTAAATAGTGAAATAGAAAATTTAAAAGATCTTAATATTACAACAACACAAGCAAAAGAATTTTTATATCCTTATTTAGAAAAAATTATTAATTTAAGCGATGAAGCAAAATATCATATTTTTAAAGAATGGAAATATGGTGTTTCTTTAGAATTAACTATTAAATCTCATACTAATAATAGACGATTAAATACGTGTGTTCCTTGGGAAGAAAGTTTTTGTATGTCTTTCTTACTCTATGTTTATCATTAAATTTTATATATAAATTATAAAAGTAATAAAATAAAATTAAAAATAAAATCAATTTATATAAATTTTTAATTTTTTTTTACATTTCAAAAGATATATCTGGATAACCATCACTAGTTAATGGTGGATTTTGAACTATAATATTAGGAGCAAAAATATTAGCAACACCATCAAAATCTTTTTGTAAGAAAATAGGTTGTTTGTTATCTTGTGAGAATTTACCACTTAATCCTGTTCCATAAGATGTCACGCCATCAACTGTTTTAGGATTAATACCAGTATTATAATTACTAGTATTGTCATATGCGTAAGGATTAGGAATTGTTTCTTTTTTAAACGTGCCTAATTGTTCTTCTAAAACAGTATAACCTAATTCAGTATGAATACCACCTAATGTATCTGTTAATCCTTTACCTAATGTATCTAGAGTAGCATAATCACCAATAGTATTATAATTATTTGCTCTTACATAAGCATTATTAGTATTTGTATTATTAGTATTAGAATTATCATCATTAGAAAAAAGTGTGCTGTTGGATTGCATAATATCATTTTGTGGTAGTTTAAAATTAATTGTTCCGTTTGTATTTACTAAAGAATCTTGATTACCATCTAATAAACCTCTAGCCATTTCATATTGTGCTTTTTCTTCGGGAGTTATAAATAAACTACTATTCATAAAATTATTTTTTAAAGGTGGTTGATATTGTGTTGTTTCGGTTGTATTATTAGTATGTGTAATATCACTAAATAAATCTTTTTTTTGTTTAGTTTTAGTTTTATTATTAGTTTTACTTTTTGACAATGTAGTATCTAAACTATCTTTTCTTTGTTTCCAAAAATCAAACATTAATATAATAGATACTAAAATAAATATTAAAGCAATTAATATATAAATATTATCATTATATGTATTATAAATCCAATTATATGTATCTACCATTTTAACTTATTATTTGTATTATTATATTATTATATTTTTATTATTATTATTATATTTTTATTATTATTATTATATTTTTATTATTATTATTATATTTTTATTATTATTATTATATTTTTATTATTAT